GCCGGCCGCGCGCATCACGTCCAGCAGCGCCGTGCCCTGGCCGCCCACGACCAGGACCAGTTCGGTATTGACGAAGTCACTGATCGCCAGGCGATAGATGTCCGCGTCCGGCAGGCGCGCCACATCGTCTGGCTGGATGGCGATCTGCACGTCGGCCGGGCTGATCGGCGCGGCCAGCGTGGTTGACCCACCGTTGACGAACGACTCGGTCATGTCCTGGGGCTCCGGTACTGGAATCCCACCACGCTGACCAGGGCGCCCATGGCCAGGTTGGTGTTGCTCATGACCAGGTTCTGATCGGTGGTCCCGGCGTTGCCGTCGAACACGGCCGTGATGCCGTCGCTGCGCAGCGTGCGGAACCACGTCACGTTGCCGGCGGTCAGGGTGGTCACGTCCGCGACGGCCAGGGCTGGTGCGATGCCGCCCGCGCTCGGCCCGAACGCGGGACTACCCAATCGGAACTCGGCGATCAACTGGGCGTCGTCGGGTGGGTCGTCGGCCGTGACCGGGCGCGGCGCGCTGTACAGGCGCATGTAGCCGTCGGCGAGCAGGGCCGTGACCGCGTCGCTTTCGGCATCGACCGCTGGCGTGGAGAACCGTGCGTCGCGCGGCATCAGGCTGCAGCCGCCGCCGGCCGGGCCAGGGTGTCGTAGCGGAACTCCACGTCTTTGACTAACGCGTCCTGTTCGAGGTCCAGGCGGTCGAGCACCAGATCGTCGTCGTCCTCGGTGCCCACGTGGCCGTCGAACACGCTGGTCGTGCCGTCGGCGCGCAACGCCCGGAACCACCCGGCGTGGCCGCCCTGGCGCACGTAGTCCTGCTGCAACACGGGCCACTGGTCGTCGTCGGTCAGACCCGGTTCGGTGAACCGCAGTTCGACCAGCAGACTGGCGACGTCAGGCACCGGATCGTCACCCTCGTCGGGCTGCTCGCCCTCGAAGATGCGCAGGTAGCCGCCCGACAGCAGGGCGGCCATCAGGTCGCCCTGCGCGAGCGTGGTGGCGCTGCTAAACCGGGTCCGGGATGGCATCGTGCACTTCCCGGACGCCGACGATGCGCCCGTTGTCGTCGCGCTCGACCTCTTTGCGCACGATGCGCAGTGACGGAGGAGGCGGCGTGGGTCGGGTCGCCGCGACCAGTTGGCGCAACTCGACGGATGCCTCGCGCAACGCCTGGGCGGCCTCGACCAGGCCGAACGAGCGCGGGTCCGCCTCGCCGACCGGACGGGCGTCCAGCAGACCAGCCATCTCGGGCACCGCGCGGTCCCAGGCACGCAGCAGGCGACGTTGATCGCCCGCGTCGTAGGGCACGTCGGCGGGCACGTAGGCCAGCGGCATGCCCGGCGGCTTGAACGTGTCCGGGGTGATGCGGTGATGGCCGTTGGTGCGGCCGTTGGTGTGGCCGTTCTTCGGCATCTCCGGCCAGCGCACGACCAGGTCGTTCATGCGCGCGTTGGGGTCCTGGCTGTCGCCCGACTCGCCGCCTGCGCCGCCGGTGTTCTCCTTGTCCGGCTTTTTGTCCTTGGCCACGGCCGGTTCGGAGTCGCCGCGCGCGCTGTTGGTGGTCATCGCCGCCTCGTACGTGAGGGTGTTCGACGGCATGAAGCGCGGCGTGTCCTGGTCGGCCGGCTCGCCGGTGGTCATGTCGGCGAATTCCTTCTGGCCGATGATTCCGGCGTTCCAGAGCTTGGTGGCGTTGTCGATCACCAGGCCGTCGGTCATCGCGTCGCGGTACCTCTCGGCGGCGCGGAGTTCGGCGAACCGCCACTCGACGTCGGCCGGAATGCCCTGCGCCTCGCACACCAGTTGGGCCTTTTCGGACAGGTCGGCCTCGGACAGATGCTGAATCGCCTTGACGCCCGCAGCTTGAAGCTCCCACTGGCGATTGGCGTTCGCCTCGGACTGGCCCTCGATCATGCCCATGAGCAACGGCATCGTCTTCAGACCACGCGCGAGTTGGCGTTCCAGACCTTTGATCAGCGGCTCGATACCGCCCAGGGCTTCGGCGCTCACGGCGCCCTGCGGCCGATTCACCACGACCACGTCGGTATGGACGAACGCCGAGTCTGGTTCGAGCGCGTTGTAGGCGCGCTGCACCTCGGCAATGGTCGCGTCGACCCACGCCTTCCATTCGGTCGGACTGTTCAGGATGTTGGGCGGGGTGGCTTTGCGCAGCGCCTCCATCGACACCGCGATGTCGTAGCGCGGGTAGCCCTGCTGGGCCACCACACGCCTGAGATCGTGCAGTAGGCCCAGCAGGAACAGGGACGCGAAGATCGACGGCGCGGCGGGCGGACGGCCGTAGGGGCTGGCCGGCGCCGGGTCAATCGGGATGTAGCTGATCGTTTCGCGCACCGACAGGTCGGTCCATTGGCCGTGGTGGAATTGGCCGAGCAGCCACACCCGGCCGAGCACGGGGTCGATGGCCTGCTTGAATCGGGCCGACAGGGGATCGGGCGTCGCCAGGTCGACCGCCGTTCGGCCGTCGGTGTCGAGCACCAGTTCGGACATGATTGCGCCGCGCAGGAACGCGCCGAAGTGCAGCCGACCGATGGGCACGTCGATGCTGCCGTAGCGCTTCCTGAGTCGGCGCAACCAGTCGTCGATGACCGCCTGGGCGGGAACGTTCGGCGTACGTGTGCCAGGCACGTATGCCTTGCATTCCCAGCCAGGATTGGTCAGCCGCAGAAAGTCCCACAGGGCACGCGACACGTCGGGCGAGGCCTCGGCGAGCACGTGCAGCAGGCGGTGGGCGGGCATGTTGCGCAGCGAGTCGGCATCCAGGTCGAGCCGCCGCCAGGAATCGGCCGTGTCGTCGGGCGGCAGGATGATCGGCATGCCCGCGCCGTACAGGGTGACGTCGTCCCACGACAGACGGCCGCCGACCAGGTTCTTGGGCGGGCGCGCGGGCGCTTCCGAGCCGACGGGCGGCCACGGCGCGATGCTCCCGGTGGTAGGAAACGCGCCAGGCAGGATCGACCCGCCCACGGGCGAGATACCGGGGGGCTGCACGCCCCAGGACACGTCCACGTCACGCGCGGGTGGGCCAGGCAGGTCCAGGCGTTCGCGGAGTCTGGCGAGGGGTGGCATACGACCTCAGTGCCCGCCCCGAGGGCGTGGCGCGGCAGGGATGCCAACCCCAAGGCGATTGTAGAGGCTCATCGCCCGAACCTGGCCGGCTGCCAGCCCCTGGCGCTGCCCAGCACGAGCAGGGGCATGGCCTCGTTGATGCCGCCCAGACCCGTGCCCAGATAGCGCAACGCGTCCAATCGGTGGTAGCGATGCTTGTCGACGATGCCTGGCAGGATCGTGCCGTCGGGCGCCACGGGCCGCGAATAGGTGCCCAGTTCGTCGCGCAGGCCGCTCATCGTGTCGAACACGAACAGGCGGTTCTGCTGGAACAACGCCGACACGCGGTCGATGCCGACCTCGACGTCGTAGATGTCGGGTTCCTGCATGATCAACCCGGCCGCGCCCCACTCCGCGCGCCAGGCACTTTCCGACCTGGCCCCGCCCCACAGCCCGCTGAGCGCCGCGCCATTGAGGTTGCGGATGACCTCCTGGGAGTGCTGCGCGGACGTCAGGCCGCCGCTCAGTTCCTCCATGTAGGCGTAGTAGACGTTCTGAATCGGGTCGTAGGCCGCGTAAATCTTGGCCGTGTTCGACCCGCCGAAGTCGACGCCCACGTAGCGCGGCCAGTGCGGCTGCAACGGGATCGGACGGACCAGGTGGCCGCCCTGCTCGCGGTACATGTCGCGGTAGGTGCTGTAGATCAGGCCTGGCGGTTGGTCGAACAGGCCCTCGTAAAACATCCGCACTTTCCACGCGGGCAGCGTGTTGCGGACGCGGTCCAGTTCCTCCTGGGGGAACAGGGGGTTCATGGTCGAGGCGAACTGGATGACGGTGTAGTCCGGGTCGCCCGCCCGAGCGCGGTCGTAGACCTCGACCTTCAGCCAGCCGGCGTTGTAGGGCGTGCTGGTGATCAGGGCGCGGCCCATGTACAGACCGAGGCGGCGCTGGATGGCTTCCCACGACTCCAGGCGGAACTGGTACTGGCCGCATTCGTCCAGCCAGGCGCCTTTGGCGGACGCGGACTCCAGCGATTCCGGGTTGTTGGCGGACCCGAACATGACCCGTGTTTCGTTGTCGTGATAGGTGAACGTCTTGGTGCCGGCCGCCCAGTTGCCCAGGTGGAGCGTGTCGCGGAAGTAGCGCAGGAACTCCGGCTGCATCTTGCGTTGCAGCAGCGGGAACGTGGCGGTGACGGCCAGGTAGTCACCGGGGCCTCGGCGGCGGATTTCGCGTTCCAGCCACAACGGACCGAGCGACGTCTTGCCGCCCTGCGTCCCGGCGATCATGGCGGTGATGCGCGACTCACTGGCCATCGTCGCGTACTGCCCGGCGTGCAGCGCGGTGCGCACGCGGCCGGAGCCGTCGGGGTTGCGCTCCACCCACCACGGCGAGGTGGGGTTTTCGGTCGTGGCGACGGGGCGGTCAGGTGGGGTGCGCGTGACCAGCGGTTCGGCGACCATCAGGCCGGGTCGTCCTGGCCCTGGTCTTCGACGAGCGCGAGCGGCGGGGGGTCGTGACGGCCGCCGCCGAGCACCACCAGGCGTTGTTCACGCGAGTTGGGCAGCGGTTCGTAGAAGACTTCGGTGATGGTGGCGATGGCCCCGGTGTGGCGCAGTTCCGTGGGTGCAAAGAGGCCGAGGATCTTGCACCGCATCTCGACACACCACTGGATTTTCTCCATGAACTGGGGGTTCGGATCGCGCGTTTCGGTGCGTCGTCCGGCTTCGTTGACCTGCTCCATCGGCACGTCCATTTGCTGGCCGGACTGACTCGTTTGCGTCAGGCCTTTGCGCCGTTGGCGGGTGGTCGTGACTTCCTTGCCGGTTTTGGACGCCTCCCAGGCAATCCAGTTCTCGCGTTCGATTTCGTCGATGCGCGCGAGTTCCTGGTGGCGGGCCTGGTTGAGGTCGGACACGGCGGATTTGCGCCACTCCTCGCGCACGGCCGCCATGTCGTAGGTGACCATCTCGCGGGTGATGCCCAGTTGGCCGGCGATGGTGTACTGCGACACGCCGCGCAGGTACATCCCGGCGATCTTGGCGCGGTCGGCGACGATCTGCGTGCGGGTCCGCTTGCGCGTCGCCATCAGGCGGCCACCTGGTCGATGACCGCCGGCAGGCGTTCGAGGATGGTGAGCTTGCCCGTGGCATTCCGCCCGCAGCGGTGCCACCCGGCGTATTTGAAACAAGCGCCCGGATTGACCGACCGAATCTTCTTGTCGGCGACGTAGGTGAACAGGCGCGCGCCCGGCCAGCGGTGCCAGGCCAGGTCACACGCTTCCTGAATGAGCGCGGAACTGAGCACCGGCGACTCGTTGCGGAAGATCGTGCAACTGACGCCGACCTCGCCCGACGGACGGGCCATGAGCGGGTGGTGCCACACGAACAACGCGTCGCAATTCAGGGTGAGCAGGACCATCTTTTCGCCGGGCGGACAGAACTGCCAGCGGCGGCGATGGTCGACGTAGCGGCGCGCGGAGTAGTGGCGCAGGTAGAGCGCGATGGCGCGGGGATCGGCGTGATTGCTGGGCAACCAGTAGCCGTCGATCACAACACCCACTCCCAGGGCTGGATGTGCAGGTGCCTGGGCGACAGCGGTTCCCCGCACACCGAGCAGTGCGCGCCGCGCAGTCCACGTTCGTGGTGCAGGGCCATCTCCATGTCGTCGATTTCGGCGCGAAGCTCATAGCCGTCGGCACCCGCGTCGCGGGCGTCGATG